CAAGCAGCATGCCGTCACCATCGTGGCCACCGCGGCCATCACCGCCCGCCGCCTGGTCGGCTTCGACGGTGCCTTCGCCACCAGCGCCGGTGGCATGCACGACGCCCAGGGCATCAGCCTGGCCGATGCCGACGAGGCCCAGGCCTTCGGCGACTTCGTGAAGCCTGCGGCCGATGGCTCGGGCAAGGCCGCCAAGGGCACCGCGGCCGTGCGCTGGGTGCCACCAGCGCCGCTGGCCAGAAGGTCGAAGTGCAGTTCACCAAGCACGTGCACGCGGCCTGACCGAGCGGACCTGACCCATGGCCTACGCCACCCTCAATGACCTGGTCGCCCGCTACGGAGAGCGCGAGCTGATCCAGCTGACCGACCTGGTCAACATGCCGCCCAGCGCGATCGACGCCGACCGCGTGCAGATCGCCCTGGACGATGCCTCGGCGGTGGTGGACTCCTACGTGGGTCAGGTCTACGCGCTGCCGCTGCAGGGCTGCGCCAAGCCGGTGACGTTGCCGGGCGCAGACCCGGAGTACGTGGCACCGCCCCAACTGGTGCGCATCACCTGCGATCTGGCGCGCTTCAACCTCTACGACGACCTGGCGCCCGAGAGCGAGGTGGCCAGCCGTCAAAAGGCAGCCCTGAAGGAGCTGGAGAGCCTGGCCCAGGGCAAGGCCGTGCTGAGCTGCCCCTGGGGTGGCCAGCCCGGCACGCCACTGGTGAGCAACGCCCAGACGGGCGGTGAAGACGTGGCCTACAGCTTCAGCTGCAGGTCGATCACCGACGACACCATGCGGGGGTACTGATGGCCACGATGAGCGCTGGCCAGGCCATGAACTTCTCGCTGCCTGAGGCGGCGATCCTGGCCCAGTTGACCGACAAGCTCATGAGCGCCGATGCCTGCGTGCGCGCGGTGCTGACGGCGCCCGAGCTGGCGGCGGTGGCCGAAGAACGCCAGGCTGCACCGGCGGTGTACCTGGTCTACGACGGCCCCCAGTTTCAGGGCGGCGACGCGGCGCCCTACCGCGTCACCGTGGTGCACCGCTGGATCGTGACGGTGGCCGTGGCTTCGGTGGCGCGCATGCGCGAGTCGGCCAGCAGGCACAGCGAGGCCGCAGGAATCATCCCGCGCGTCGTCGAGGCCCTGTACGGATGGAAGCCGCTGCCTGGCTGGAAGGCCCTGGTGCCGTTCACCCCTCCGAAGCCGGTCTACAGCCCCGGTTTCGCCTATTTCCCGCTGGGGTTTCAGACCTCGGCCACCGGTGCCGTTTTGGCCCAACAACCTTGAAGAGGACGCGATGAGCGCGACGACGACGACGAAGGACGAAAGCTATCTGGGCGTGGGCAAGGTCTGGGCCCGCCAGTACGGAAGCACGGCAGCCATGCGCCATGTGGGCAACGTGAGCAAGCTGAGCATCAAGCAGAAGCTCAAGACCATCGACATCAAGGACTACACCAAGCCGGGCGGCGGCACCCGCAACAAGATCGAGCGTGTCGACTCGGTGACGGTGGACATGACCTGGCTGGAGTTTCTGGCTGAGAACCTTGTGCTTGCCTGTGGAGGCACCAGCACCAATGTGCCGTCGGCCACGGTGGCCACCGAGCCGGTCACCTTCGTCAAGGGTGGTCTGATCCGGCTGGCGCATCCGATCACCTCGGTGACCGAAGTGAAGAGCGGGACCACCACCTTCGCCGAGGGAACCGACTATGTGGTCAGCCCTGGCGGTCTGTTCATCCCGGAGGACAGCACGGTGGTGGCCGGTGCAGGAACGGTGACCTACGAGCACCCGACCTATGACCAGGTCGAAGCTGTCACCCAGATGAGCACCGAGCTGGAGATGTTCTTCGAGGGGCTCAACGAGGCCAACAGCGACACCCCGATGCTGGTGGAACTGTGGCGGGTGCACATGCCGCCGGTGGATGAGCTGGCCCTGCTGACCGGCAGCGACAACCCGGCGGAAATGAGCTTCAGCTCCGAGGCGCTGCGGGATGCCACCAAGACTGCGGCCAACGCCAGCCAGTTCTACCGCGTGCGCAAGGTGGCTACGGCGGTCTGACCAGGCCGAGCCATCAACGCAGACGGGCGGGCCTGAAAAAGGCTCGCCCGATTGCGCGTAGGAAGGGCCACAGGATGAGGGTGGCCAGGCCCAGCACCACGAACAGCGCCACACCGCCGGGGCCTGCAGCAGCAGCTGCTACAGCCGCCACCAGAGCGATGGCCAGGGCTCGGGCAATGCGATAGATCGAGGCGCTCATGGGCGCGAGTATAGGGATTCGGGAGAGGCGCAGGTGAGCGATCCGACCGTCAAGCTGAAGCTGCAGGTGCTGCAGGATGGGCTGCAGAACATCGGGACGATGATCGACGGCCTGGAGAAGGCCGGCATCGAGACCAGCTCGCTGCGCGACCAGGCCGGCAAGCTGGCCACTCAGCTGGGGGATCTGACCGGCGAGGTGTCCCGCGGAACCTCTCCCTTCGAGCAGCTCGACAAGGCCCTGGGCGGTGCGGGTGGCGGCCTGACCGAGATGGCATCGGCCGCGGCCAAGGCCGTGACGCCAACCGAGCAGGCAGCGGCAGAGGCGGGAGCCCTGGCCGCCATGATGACCAAGCTGGGAACGGTCATCGATGCCACCCAGCGCCTGGATGAGCTGCGGGCCAAGTCCGACCAGGTGCGCGCCTCACTGCAGAACGCCGAACGCGTGCTGGCCGACTACGAGGACTACGTGGGCGGCGCGGCCAAGGCAACGCAGGAGGAAGCCGCCCAACTCTCCGCCATGGAGAACCGCGTGCGGGAGGCCCGGGTGGCCTTCCTGGCGCACAACGATGCCGTCAGCCAGGCCGAAGCGCGCATGCGCGAGCTGGGCGTGGAGGTGGAGCAGGCAGCTGCAGCCGAGAGCCGGGCTGCAGACGATGCTCAGGCCATGGCCACGGCGACCCGTCGCATGGGTGCCGAGGCCCAGGTGGCCGATGAGAACATCAGCAAGACCCGCCGCGGTCTGGAGAGCATCTCCACCCAGCTGCGCGAGACGAAGGACCAGGTCGTCGGCTTCTTCGCCGCCCAGGCATCTGCCCAGGCTGTGGGTGAGGTGGCCAAGCTGGCCGACGCCTGGAAGAACATGGAGGGTCGGCTGCGCATTGCCCTGGGCGCGCAGACGGATGTGAATGCCGCGATGCAGGCGGTGGTGGATCTGTCGCTTCGCACCTACAGCAGCCTGCAGGCCACCACGGACCTCTACACCAAGCTCAACACCCTGGCGCCTGGCCTGGTGCAGGGACAGCAGGACGCGCTGCGCCTGACCGAGACCATCGCCAAGGCTTCGCAGCTCGGCGGGGCTTCCTCCCAGGCCACCGAGGCAGCGCTGGTGCAGCTGAACCAGGCTCTGCAGAGCGGCGTGCTGCGGGGCGACGAGTTCAACTCCATCATGGAGCAGTCTCCCCGCCTGGCCCAGGCCATGGCGGATGGCCTGGGGGTGCCGCGCACCGCGCTGCGTTCCCTGGCCGAGCAGGGGCAACTCACTGCACAGGCAGTCATCCAGGCCTTGCGCAATCAGTCGCAGGCGATCGACAAGGAGTTCACTCAGCTGCCGGTCACCATCGAGCGCGCGGTGACGAACCTGCAGACGCAGTGGATCAAGCTGGTTGGAACGGTGGATTCCGGCATTGGCGGCACGGCGGCGGTCGCCTCCGGTATCAACCTGGTTGCCAACAATCTGGACGAACTGGCCGGTGTGGCCGGACGTGCCGGAGCGGTACTGGTTACGGCAATGGCTGTGCAGGGTGTGGCCGCATTGCGAGCTGCGGCCGCAGAGATGTCGGTCACAGGAGTAGCCGCGAAGCTATTGCTCGCCGACCTCTCTGCTCTCAGCCGACCAGTTCAGATTTCCATCGCCGTGACGGGCTTTGAGATTGGCTATCAGCTGGGAGACCTGCTGCGCGACAACTTCACGCTTGCCCGAAAGCTGGGAGTCGGCATCGCGGAGTTCACCACAGCTCTTGTCAGCGATCTCCGCTTCCTGGTGGAGGCCGCAGCCGCCGTCTTTACAAGCGATACCGTAAGTGCTGCATGGGATCGTTACAAGCAGCGTGCTGAGGAGCAGCGGGCGATCTATCGGGACCTGTACAGCGAGGCTGAGCAGGCTCCCAGCAAAATCGCCAAGTCGGCGACCGCGGCATCCGAGGATCTGAAGGCGACCGGCGAGTCGGGTAAGCAGGCAGGCAACAACATTGCCTCGGCAGCAACCTCAGCCGCCACTGCCCTGTCGAGCGTCACCGCCAAAGCCAGCGAGGCCCAGTCTGCGCTGAAGAGCCTGGCCGATACGGCCGGTGTTGAGCTGCCCAAGGTTGGGGCAAAGGCTGGTGAACAGGCGCTCGCGCTGGCCGAGGCTGCGGCTAAGAGCAAGGAGATCGCAGCAACGCTTGGAAAGGAGCTTCCGGCGATCCTATCCAAGCTCTCGGGTGAAGACCTGAACCAGTTTGCCTTTGCCATGATGGCAGCGCTCGCCAACGTTCAGGGGCAGGCGAGTCTGCTCGATCAGCTTCTTACTCAGGTCGGGCAACGCGCGGCCGAGGCGCTTGGGGTTGATGTTGTAGCTGCATCTCGACTGGTATCTGCCGATTTCAAGAACGCCCAGGAAAACCTGGCGATCCTGATCAGGTCAGTCGACTCGCTCAAGGCGGCTGGGGTTGATACCGGAAAGGTCATTGCCGAGGCTATCCAGAAGATGGCAGACCAGGCGAAGAACACTACCGAGCTGGATGCGTTGAGAACGCGGGTGGAAGCTATCGGTGCCGCCGGCTTGGTGAGCGAGAAGCAGCTCACCGAGATGTTCGACCAGCTGAATGCCAAGTCTGATCAGTTGACCGAGGGCATCAACAGCGTGGACGAAGCGCTGAAGAAGTTCGGCCTCACCGGAAAGGCCGAAGCGACCAAGACGGCCGATGCGTTCGCCGAAGCATGGAAGCGCATCGAGTATGACGGCACGGTGACGATGGAGAACAAGCGGGCCGCGTTCCAGAAGTATGCCGAGGCGGTGATCGCCAGTGGCGACCAGGTCAAGATCAAGGCGCTGGAGATGAAGGCCGGGTTCTATGACCTGGAGATCGCCACCGACGCTGCCGGGCAGTCATTTGTTCGCGCGAAGGACTCCGCTTCGGATCTGGCGAACCATCTTCAGAACGTGCAGACAGTGGCCGCTGGCATTGGCCCCACGCTGAAGAGCATGAACGATCAGCTCGAGCGGGAGGTCACGCAGCAGGAACGCCTGAATCAGCTGCAGGAGCGGGCGCAGGCCTTGAAGAACAAGGAGCGCAACGTCGACGCCAACGGCTTCTCTTTGGACTCGACCGGGAAGCAGACGATCAACGCGGCGGGTAACACCTATCTCTCCATCGTCAACTGGCTGAAGTCGGCCGGCCTCGATGACAAGAAGGCACAGGAGATTGCGGGCGACTTCGTGGACGCGCGTGGCGACGTTCCCTACATGAACAACCCTGGCCAGGCGAAGTGGGGCGGGTCAACGCTGAGCGATGCGCTCTCTCACGCAGCGCAGAGCGCGCTGTTCGGTTCCGATCGCTCGGGGGCGAGCCAGAAGACCCCGTCGAAGGCCTCGAATACCGACAGCACGGCATCCGGTGGGACATCGAGCAGCTCCACCAGTCACGTCGTGGAGATCAAGCTGGGGACCACTACGACCTCCGTGAACACCGCCAGCGAGAGTGATGCCACCTCGCTGGTCAACGTGCTCAAGCAGCTGCAGACAGAAGCAGCGCGGGCCTCCTGAGAACGCAAACCATGGCCCTCATCACCCTCACCGTTGGTAGCACCAGCGTCACGTTCCCATCCGGCACGTCCTGGACCGACCAGCACGCCTGGCAGCCCGTCGAGCAGAGCATGGACCGCGGCCTGGACGGCGCGCTGATCGTGCAAGCCATGGCCGTGCCGTCTGGCCGACCCATCACGCTGGCTGGCATCGAGAGCGGCGCAGGCGCCATGCCGCTGTCTGACCTGCAGCAGCTGGAAGCGTGGGCCGCGATCCCCCTGCAGCAGATGACGCTGACCATCCTTGGCCAGGCCTACACCGTGATGTGGCGGCACCAGGACAAGCCCGCCCTGGAATCCACGCCGCTCCTCTTCGTCGACAACCCCGATGCCGATGACCTCTACCAGGTCACGGCCAAGTTCATGGTGACCGAATGACCATCCTTCAAGGCGACATCCAACTGCGGGCCAGCCAGGTGATGCTGGACGTGGACGAGGGCGGCGGCGCACCGACTGCCACCCAGATCATCGACGGGCAGAGCAACGGCATCTTCGCCGACGTGAGCGAGGTGGACCGCGCTGGCGGATCGCTCTCGGCGCGCAAGGTCTTCGCCAAGGTGCTGACGGCGAACACCGACAGCTACCTGGGCGCCAACGTGATCCTGGAGGAGCCCCCGACCGACCCCCGCGTGTCGGTGACCCTGTTCTCGACCGACGACACGTTCGACAAGCGCACGGACGCCATGAACCGCATCGAGGCCTACCTGTTCGTCGGTCCGGCCATGGCGTTCTACCTGCTGGGAGACCACATCGCCGGCCAGATGACGCTGGTGTTGCTCGGGCAAACAAGTGCCGTGCCGCCGGTCGTCGGCGAGAGCCTGGTGCTGCGAAAGTTTCCCGGGCAGGCCGGCCAGCATGACCAGTACGTGCGGGTGACCACGGTGGCCACGGCAATTCGCACCTTCACGGATGATCAGGGCGACTTCCAGCGGCTGCAGGTGACCCTGGGCCTGAGCGACCAGTTGGACACCGATTACCCGGGGTTTGACCCCACCCGGCGCGACACCTCGCTGAGCTACAGCACCAAGACCAAATTGTTCGAGACCGTGGTGGCGGACGCGGCTCGCTACTACGGGGCCAGCGCGCTGACTGTTCCGGCTGCCATCGGCGACTACTCGGTGATCGTGCAGTCCATCTACAGCGCGCTGGTGCCCAGTGCCCAGGTCGAGACGCCGATCGCCGATGCCCGCCTGAACCAGCAGGTGAGCGCACTGGTGGAAGCCGGCGGCTCCCTGACGTTGAGCCTGGCCCTGGCCTTCACGACCGCCTCCAACCTCTACGTGGGGGGCAGCATCGCGCCCGGCACCCTCACGGTGAGCCGCAGCGGCATCACGCTGCAGGACAAGGGCGGCCTTCTGCTCAACGCGGCCACGCTCGATCAAGTCGGCGCCGTGGACTACGCCAACGGCGTGCTGTCGCTGACCACCAACGTGTTCGGCACTTCCAGCGGCTCCCACGCGGTCACATACAAGCCGGCCGCCACCCCGGTGATCGTGTCGCAGAGCTTCAGCTGGAAGGTGACAGCCGAGAGCCAGCGTCTGAGCTACGTGGCCACGCTGGACCCGATCCCCGCGAAGGCGACGCTGCAGCTCAGCTACCTGTCCGGCGGGCACTGGTACACCGTCACCGACGACGGCAGCGGCGCGTTGCGCGGCTCGGACAGCAGCTTCGGGGTCGGCACGATCAACTTCTCCACTGGCACCTTGTCGGCCACGCTGGGGGCGCTGCCTGACGTCGGCAGCGAGGTGATCGTGGTGTGGGCCCCGGCGGTGCAGGCTGTCAAGCTCAGCACTCTGCCGGCCAGCGGGCATGCCCTGGATAGCCGGGCATTTTTTGCCTTCAGCACGGGCCAGCCCATCGCCCCCGGGTCGCTCACCCTGACATGGGCCGGCAAGACCGCGACCGATGACGGCGCGGGCGGGCTGACGGGTGACGCAGTGGGAGAGGTCATCTACGCCACCGGCGTCATTCGGGTCTCGCCCAACGCGCTGCCGGACGCGCTCACGTCGATGACGGTCAACGTCACGCCGGCTACTGCTCTCTCCGGGGCGGTGGCCAACTTCTCCGACGGCGGGAGCACCTGGACGGGCAGCCTCGGGGCCGGCCTTCGGCCGCACAGCGTGCAGTTGGCGGTGGTGGCCCAGCGGCCACTGCGGCAGTTCCCCGGCGTGGACGTCACCACAACGCTGGCCCTGCGGGTGTTTGACGACGGGGCCGGCAACCTGCAGACCGCGACGCCGGGCGGGAATCTGACCGTGGGGTCCGTCAACTACAGCACCGGCGCCATCGGCCTGTCCAAGAGCCTGCCGACCTGGCAGGAAGTGCAGTCCACCTACGACGACAAGACTCCCTTCGGCACCGGCGGGACCGACCCGGCCTATGTGCAGTACACGGGCACCGAGGTCCGCACCGTCACGCTGACCGTGCTCAACGGCGGGACCGTGGACAACCCCGCGTGGGCTTGGTGGGCCGGCGCCTTGAGTGGGGCTGCCCAATGGCAGGCCAGTGGGTCTGATGGGACTGGCGGCAGCGCCACGGTCTCACTCGACACCCTGTACGTCCGCGGCGGGGCTTCGCTCTGGTACATCGGCTCTGACCGCTACATCGTGGCGGGCTACAGCGAGGTGCAACGCAACCCCAGCCCCAGCACGGGTATCGGGACCACGGCCGGGGAGTTCGCGCATGCCTACTCCACGCTGGTCGGCACCTCGTACAACGTCAGCACCTACCTGCCGGCCTATGCGGCCTTGACGCTCTGGACGCCCGGGTACGCGCCCACGATCCTCAACAGCGCTGGCGTGGTCTCTCCGTCCCTGGCCGGCAGCAACGCCCAGTTGGTGGACGTGGCCATCATCCGGGCTGCCGTTTCCCCGCTGCGCAACGGTGGCTTTCAGATCGCGGGCAGCTGGTCTGATGGCACGGTGTTCACTGCGACCGCGGATTCTGACGGGATCATCAAGAGCGGAAGTGCTCCGGTGGGCGCCGGCGGCGTCGGCAGCCGTGGCGTCTTCGGTGTCGTGAACTACCAGACGGGCATCGCCCGGATCCGCTTCGGGTCGTGGGTAGGCTCTGACCACGCCACCGACACCGGTGTGACGGACGTGAGCTACCTGGGCATCGCAGGCCTGCAGTACCTGCGCAGCGAAGGCGCCCAGGCCGATGCGCTGCGCTACAACGCCAGTGCCTACACCTACCTTCCGCTGGACCCGGACATCATCGGCGTCAACCCGGTGCGCCTGCCCAGCGACGGCCGCGTGCCCATCTATCGCGCCGGCAGCTACGCGGTGGTGGGCCACAAGGCTTCGGTGGGCCCGGTGACGGTCTCAGCCGGCCAGGTCATCAACTGCGGTCGCACCCGCCTGTCGCGGGCCCGCGTGGTCGGCAATGACGGCGTGGTGATCGCCACCGGCTACACGGCAGACCTGGACGCTGGCCTGGTGACCGTCGTGGACCCCACGGGGTGGTCGCAACCGGTGACGGTGGAGCACAAGATCGAGGACATGGCGCTGATCCGCGATGCGCAGATCAACGGCCAGCTCAGCTTCACCCGGCCGCTCACCCATCAGTTCCCCCTGGGCAGCTACGTGAGCAGCGCGCTGGTGGCCGGCAACTTGCAAGCACGGGTCTCGGTGCTGTTCGACCAGGGAAGCTGGACGACACCCTGGGCGAACGTGCCCAGCGGCAGCGATGCCACCGCCACCTTCAACGCCATCGACCACCCGGTGGCAGTGACGAATGCCGGAGCAGTCACCGAGCGCTGGGCCTGCCGCTTCACCAACACCAACGCCTTCGACGTCTACGGGGAGCACCTGGGCCTGGTGGCCAGCGGCAACACCAGCACCGACTGCGCGCCGATCAACGCGGCCACCGGGCTGCCGTACTTCACGATCCCGGCCGCTGGCTGGGGCGGGGGCTGGGCGGTCGGCAACGTGATGCGCTTCAACACGATCGGCGCCGAGGTGCCGGTGTGGGTGATCCGCACCGTGCAGCAGGGCCCGGCCACGGCCGACGCCGACAAGTTCACCCTGCTGGTCCGCGGCGACGTGGACAAGCCCTGAGTTGAGGAGAAACCATGGTCAAGTACTTCCACAGCAACATGCCGGGCGCTCCGGTGCTCTCCGGTACCGCCGGCGCTCTGATCGCCATCCTGGATGCCGTCTTGAAGGACGGCTTCGGGCTCAAGACGGTGGACAGCCTGGTCATCGCTGGTGGCGTGGCCACCATGACGATCAGCACCGGCATGACCTTCGAGCAGGATGCCGTGGTGCAGGTCGCCGGCATCACCGGCGGCGCCGCGGCGCTCAACGGGGACCGGCGTCTGCTGAGCATTGCGGGCAACACCGCCACGTTCAACGCCACCGGCGTGAGCGATCAAACCGCCACGGGCAGCATCACCGCCAAGGTCAGCCCCCTGGGCTGGGCAAAGCCGTTCACGGGCACGAATGTGGCGGCCTACAAGGCGAGCGACCCGACGGCGCTGGGGATGTACCTGCGAGTCGATGACACCGGCACGACCGTGGCGCGCGTTGTCGGCTATGAGTCGATGAGCGACATCAACACCGGCACCGGGCCGTTTCCGACGGCCGCCCAGGTTTCCGGCGGCGGCTACTGGGAGAAGTCCGGCGCGGCCGGCTCCACGGCGCGCAATTGGATCGTCGTGGGAGATGAGCGTGCCTTCTACTGGTGGTGTGTGCCCAATGCGGCTGCCGCGATCACCAGCCAGGGAATCCTGCGAGGGTTCGGCGATCTGATCCCCCGTCGCTCCTCTGACGCCTATGCAGCGTTCCTGGCGGCTGACATTGCTTCGATCGTCACCTCCACAGCGGCGCTGGGCGATCTGGTCTCCTCAACGAATCCCTCGTCCAGCGCCTACGTGACCGCTCCGCGCAATCAGAGCGCGCTCGGCTCCTCGTCTCAGCTGCTGGTCTACGCGGAAAGTCGACGGGCTACCACTGCCGTCACTCGGTCGGGGCAAGGAGCAGGCTATTCGGCCCCCTATCCCAACACTGCCGATAACGCGCTGGATCTGGATCGCGTGCTGGCTTTGGACTATGACCTGAGCGTCCGAGGCACATTTCCCGGCCTGCTGCACTTGCCCCAGGTGGTGGGGTTCGCTCTGCAGACCTGGGACAAGATCGCAGGGCAGGGTGTGCTGCTGGGCAGGACGCTGATGGCGGTGCGCGGAGGCTCCCCGGGGTATGCGACCCAGAACACGGCGTCGGGATACCCGGGCGCGGTCGTGTTCGACATTACCGGCCCATGGAGGTAAGCCATGGGCACCTTCTCGACGGCCAACCTGAAGTTTCTCTGGCGCGGCGACAACCTGCTGCGGGCTGAGAACCCATGCCGTTCCCCCCTGCAGGCGTTCGGCTCCGTGACGGTCAATAGCGGGGATGCGCAGGCGCTCGATGGCCGTTCGGTGACCCTCGGGGGGACCAAGAACGACTACGTGCAACTGCTGGACCCGACAGGAGACCTCAGCAACCAGAACTTCTACCTCTATGTTCGAGCGGCCTTCTGGGGGAACAGCTCAGGCGCCCCCATGGTCATGTTTGGCCGGGCCCCAGGCAGCGGGAAGCAGAGCTATTACCTCTATGCCAACGGGTCGCGCAACGGGGTCGTGTTTTGGTCATCGACAGACGGAAACGCAAGCGCGTCGTCAACGATCAGCGGCGCCGTGGACTTGACCGATGGGCTCCCCCGCACGTTCGAGGTCAGCCGCCAGGACGGGACGCTGCGGCTGTTCATTGACGGGGTGCTGGCGGCCTCGCAGAGCCGGCCCACCTTTTACTCGCTGCCCAACACGCAGTGTCTGATCGGCCGGATTGGCGTCTCCAGCTACGAGTACCCGGCAAAAATGACTGTGGACGAGATCGCGCTGGTGATCGGCGAGGCGGTCGAAACCGCAGACCATGCTGTCCGCACAACGCCGTTCCCGGCCCTGGATGCAGCCCAGGGATACCAGATGCCGCAGGGCGCGCTCGTTCGAGGATCTGAGCGCCCTCCCGTCGCATCCAGGTTTGACCCGAGTCCCTACCTCCTCGACCTGGAGGACGGCGGCCAGCATCGCATCGTCGGCACCGTGAAGGTCAAGGGATCGCCGAACGTTCCGGTGCACCGCCGCGTGGTGCTCATCAACGAGCGCAGCCGCCGCATCGTGCGGGAAACCTGGTCCGACCCGGTGACGGGTGCCTATGCCTTCGAGGGCATCCGCGGCGATGTGGCCTACACCACCTTGGCCTATGACTACACCGGCAATTACCGGGGCGTGCTGGCCGACAACCTGACCGCGGAGCGCATGCCATGAGCGAGATCGCGTCCATCGACGCTGGCCTGGCAGATGCCCGCGCCGAGGCCACCCGTGCCTACATCGACACCGGTGCTGGTCAGGCGGCAGTACTGCTCTACGACGCCAGCAACGTCCTCGTCGCGTCGATCCCGCTGGCCAACCCCTGCGGCTCGGTGTCGGGAGGCGTGCTCACGCTCGCCGAGAGCGGCGACGCACTCGCGTTGGTTGACGGCACGCCCGCGGCTGCGGCGATCGCGTCGGCCAACGGGTCCGTCTGCATCTACGGGCTGACGGTGGGTGCCCCCGGCAGCGGCGCCGGCGTCGAGCTGTCCACCGCAACCCTCTTTGCTGGCGGCACCGTGCGGCTGACCGGCGGCACGCTGTCGTGACTTCCACCTACACGCCAGACCCGAATCTGCTGCTGTCCAGCCCGGCGGCAACCGATGCCGACCTGGTGTTCGGCGCGGTGGCAGAGGGCAGCGCAGCGGCCGAGGCGACGCTGCAGGCCCAGTTGCCTGCGCTGCGCGTGGGCGTGCGGGTGGCTCCGCTGGAGACGGCCAGCCTCGCCTGCCGGCTGCCGGGCCTGCGTGTGTCGGCCATGGCCAGCTATGACAGCAACGTGCAGCGGCCGACGGTCGGTAGTGCGGCCACGGCCTGGCAGGTCGCGGATCAGATGCGCGCTGCGGTCCTCGACCACCCGATGCAGCAGGCCGCTGCGTTGCCGGCGGCGCTGGCCAGCACCTGGTCGAATGCCAAGCAGTCCCCTGCGCCGGCTGGTGTGCCTCTGCAGGCCGCGCAGCGGCAGCACCGTGCGAACGCCATGCGCTGGCAGGAGGCGCTGGGCCTCCGCGGCCGTGCCGCGACCGCCAAGTGGCAAGCGGGGGACCGCAGCAAGCGGCAACTGCGAGCCGGACGTTGGCAG